TAAGTCCTCATTCGTTTGGGCATCGTCGTCATTCATCATATAACGATGTGCAGAGTTTAGATAGTCTGCTGCCTTAGTAATTTTATTTTGTACCCATTCTGGTAAGTTTTGATCGTCAGAGAACATCTTAATCATGTGCTCTGCATCTGTTAGAATACCTTTTAGCTGGGTCTTAGCCATTGCACCTTCGTTATCATATTCGCCAGGATCTTTCTCTTCCATTGTTGACCGAGGTCTTTTATTCATAACTGTTTGAGTACGCTTTGTTACTTTATCAAGTTTTTTATCAATGTGTTTCATAGTCGGACTAGTTATACCAAGACGGCCAAACGCATCAGCTTCTGTGTAAGACTCTTTTTTAATCCAGTTCTTTCCTTCTGGATTATATGCATCGTACATGCAGCTTTCACTCTTTGGTTTACCGAATTCGTCACCACAGTGTTTGCAGCACATACCATTCATATCTTTTTCTTCTTTGACTGCCTTACGGGCTTTATTGAACATAGCATCGTCACCAGTAATCATGCCAATTAATTCTCCAAGCATATCGAATAGAATGCCCCGTTCTTTTTGTGGAACAGCTTTACCATCCTTCATAAGTGTTAAGGCACGAACGATCTTCGTCATATCCTTTTTATCCATAAGACCTAGGCGAACAAGCTGCTTAACCTTTTCCATTTCCGGATCTTGTGCTTCTAGAATCTCTGTCCCTTCTTTTACTGATTCATTATATTGATTGGCTTTTTGAGTGGCTGCATGTGCTGCTTGGCTAGTTGCACCACCGGCAGCTTGGGGACGAAGATGAGCTGGCTTAGAAAGATGTTTATCGAAATATGATGCAGCTTTCATATGAGCTCTTGCAGCTGCTTTATGTGCAGAAGCTGCCATTTTATCACCAGCTTTATGCGCTTTTTCAGCTTGCGAGTTGTGATGATTAGCTTGATCTTCATGTGCATCAGCCCGGCTCTCAATGCTACCTTTTAAATATGCTCCTTCTGCTATCTTTTTAGCTTGCCATGTAGCAATGGCCATTTTCTTTTTCATGTCCATACCTGGGTTATCCCTTTCCATAGCCTTTGCAATCTCCTCCCGCTTCTTTTTCTCAGCAGGGGTCAAGGTCTTTTCATTGGTCTCTTCCTTTTTCACAGGAACCATCCGGATTTTAGTCTTACCATCCTTATCAATATATTTCTCAGGCTTCTTATCAGCCGATTGCGTGGTCTTATCCCAGTTTTCTTTTATTTCTTTTATGGTTTTCATTTATTTAACCTCGCTTTTTGCTTAGCCCATAGATCGGGATCGCCTTTAACTCTTGTTCTTCCACCAGTAATAAAACTATTTACTCTAGCCATTCCCCATTGTTGTGGGGTGGTACCAGGCTTGTGACCAACCTTCCAAGCTGCTACGCCTCTGCTATAAACCTTTTTCAGGATTCCTAATGAGAATCCTGATTTCTTAGCTTTATCAGCCAGAGCTGAATCTGAACTCTCCAAAAATAATTGAAATGATTTCATTAGTCATCCCCGTACATTTGTTTAAACTTTTTCGTATACTGTGATGGCTTTGTGCCTTTTGCTCTAGCCTTCTTATCACCTGGTGCATCTTTATATAGATCTGGATTACCGTGATCATCACGCTTAGACATTTTCTTAAAGTGTGCGTCACGTGCTGCCTTTGTGGACTTAGACTTTATACCCATTTGGAATGTAGCAGGCTGTGAACCTTTACGGTCATCAATATCAGGATCCTGACGAACCTGGATCTTTTCCTGCATAGGCTTTTGCTTTAGGTATTTCTTACGAGAAATTGGCGGGCCACCATATTCGTTTACATCTTCACCCTTTGCCCGTCTCAAAGCATCTGGTGTTGGTGCACCCTTTTCGCCTTTTTTTCTCATCCGCTCGCCACGTGCGCGTTTGGCCCAAATGTTAGCCCATAGACTTTCATTCTGACCTGGGGTCATCTTCTTAGCGTGTTTAGCAGATGCATCAGTACCCCATTCATATGGGGTTGTTTCTTCGTTTAAAGCTTCTCTAATGACGCCATCAAAATCATCATTAGGTATATCCTGTACATCCCAGTTTACTTGTTGATTAGGATCAACCTTAGAAATATCATCCAGCCAACATCTCCAGGTCTCTCCTTTAGATTCCACAATAACATAATTCGTACCAAGATGTTGGATGTTACCAACAATCCCGTGTCTAGTCATTACGACCTGGTCCCCCTTCTCAAATATGTTATCTCGAATGTAGGCTTCCCTAAGTTCGGATACTGGCTCTAGTTGTACGTGGTTTTTAAACTGTTTAGCCTCTTTTAATCCCATTGCCTTACGAATAGTGTTAAACATTTTTTTGGCATCAGGATTAGAAACTGCCTTTGGTAATCCTTGTGAAAAGGATACAAAGTCATTATCCTTTGCAAAACCTCTCATCTTAGATGCTGACATACCTTCAACACCTTCTGAATCAGGATCTCTCTCACCTGCAGAGATTACTTTAATTGATTTAAAATTATAGAATCCATGAGTAGATTTCTTACCATTATATTTCTTCAGTAATATATCAAACTCGTTTAGACGATCTGATCCGACTACCATTACTAGATTTATAAATCCCTCATCATATAAAGCAGATGCTGCTGCCATAGGATTATTAACTTTTTTATTCATCATAATGGATCGAGCATGCTTAGGGAATAACTTCCTAGCAAATTTAATCTTTTCTTGATATTTTAATGGATTCTTATTTTGATCCTGGGATTGGGATAGAAAGACTCTATACGGATTGGATCCAGATTTCTGGGATAAAACATCAAGCAACTTACCATGACCAATCGTCGGGGGATTCATTCTCCCGAACGTAAAGAATACAGTCTTTTCCTCTTCTACTAAAAACTGTGAAAAACTGTTAAACATATTAAGATCGCTTTTTACCCATTTCTGCACGTCTTAGTTGTGGTAACAACTTTTTAGCCAACCGGTTAACCCGCGGCTTCATTTTATCTAGACGGGCTTCTATTTCTTTTTTTCTAGAGGGGGTAAGATCTCTCTTAGCAATACCTTGAGTCAGCTTTTTAGCCATTGCTCTACGAGCAGCTTTTTGGGCTCTCTTAGCTAGAACCTTAGCACTAGCAATTTTAGCTTTGGCTTTTTTAGCACCGACTTTTATACGGGCTTGGTATTTTCTCATGGTACGAGCTTTCTTACGGCGTTGAGCCATTGTAAGAGCTTCATCCGTTGGCTCTACAGATTCCCCTGTGTTGCCTGTCGGTGTATCCATTTTTCTTTTCTTTGCCTGACGCTTAATTAGTTCATCTTCGCCCGGCATATAATCTACTGGTGTAAAATCTTTAAAACTGACCTTTGCCATTTAGTTCCTCGTTGGTTTGTCCCATCCTTTTAATATATCTGGTGAAAAGTTGTTGTATGAGAACTCCATACGATCAACAAGTTTCACAGCGTCACCACCTAATTTGTCAATAGCAACAAAGCCTTCGGCTCCCGTTACTTTAAATCCATTCTTACTCTTAACAAAAGTTGAAATATTTTGTAAAGTATTAAGCTTATTTATAAGTTTTAATTTCACAAGAACGATCAATTTTTGTAGATCAAACATCTTTTCTAGTGATTTTTTATTATCGTTCGAAAAAAAGCTTAATATTTTTTCTAGTTTATCTCTTTGGGTTGCTTTACCCTTTTCGCTTGTTCTTTTAGCTATTTCTTTGGCGTATCTAAGTCTGATCCACCTAATGAGCATTGATACGTGTCTTCCTGAATCTCCAATGACCTGTCCCTTTCTGACATACTTATTATTGAATTGCTCAATGAGGCGCGGTAGCTCTTCATGTGATTCGAGCTCCCTAAGGGTTGATCCGGCGATCTGGTTAAATAGTTTGCCAATTTCGGAAAGATTCGCGTTAACATCATCTGTGTCCTTTTTACTCATGGTTGCTTTAGTTAGGTCCCTTAACATTGCATCTTGTGACCAAACATTTTTACTTTTCTTTAGCGAGGAAACATCGACGCCGTAGTCTGCCCTATAGGTGGCAAAACCTCCACTTGGATTGGATGATCTATAAGTTGTGTGCCAAACAATTCCGATTTTCGCGGTTCTGACCGCTGCAGCAGAAGGGCTGCTAGCAGGTATAGCATAGACGATAGTATTAGGGTGGAAAGTAATATAGTCCTCACCATTAATTTTTTTCCTTTTAATATCCCCTGGTCCATATAAAAAATCACCTTGGATAATACCTTTAATTCCTAACTCTGGTAAATGCTTTAGTGCGAGCTTAAGCTTAACAGCCAGATCACCGCTAGTATCAGCATCCACGTCAGAATCAGATTTATAGACCTTAGGATTCTTATTAAAGATTCCCTTTTTGGCGACAAAGAATTTGCCGTCACGTGGATCAGTGCCAGCAAAAATAGCAGGAGCGCCATCCCACTTAACAGATACATTACCGTCATGCTCACCTCTTAACATATCTCTTAGACTCCGAAGAGCCATTATAGCATCCCGTGTTCCTTTGACACCTCCATAGAGGACCTTGTCCTCAATATGAGTCATGTGTGTATTTTTCTGTTCTGTTATATATGAGCTAAAGTTTTCCATGTAATCTTTATACTACCTCGTTACAATAAAGTCAACATTAATTGTCAACTAATAATAAATCAAATGAAGCTGTTAACCGAGCATTGTTTGTTCTCATTGAAGCTCTTACATCAATGTCTGATTTTTGTGGTACAGGAATTGGAAAACCAAAGCTAAAGTTATAGTATCCACCTGCACCAGAAACTTCAAATGAATGACCAACTCTAAATGTATCTTGACCAAAATATCTGACAAACATGTCGCCGGTTGCATCCGCTCCATATTGAATTGAACTTGTTCCTTGCATTAAATATCCTGTCTTGCCAGCAGGAATTGTATACACAGCCATAAGAGTTTGGCTTTTACCAATATTAATTCTTGCAACCTCAGTAGCTCCACGACTCATACGGATCTGTGAAGTGTTAGAACTTGAACCATCAGTAACATAAGCTCTGAATACTCTTTTGAATGTCGTTGTGCCAGTTGCAGTGCTTCCAGATATTGTAAGTGTGTCTGTTGCAGGAGCATAATCAGAATCCAATCCCTCAATAACAACATTCAATCCATTATCTGTCGTAACAGTAGATCCATTTGCAGCTGTTGTTGCAATTGTAATTATACCTGGAGTATCGAATGCTGACCAAGGATAATCAGTATCGTTAACATCCCAGACTGACCCACTTTGGTTGTTACTCATTGCTGGAACAGCACCAAATTTATGAACAAATGAATGACCAGTCACATTACCTTGTGAAACATCTAAGCCCCAAGGCTTAGCAGAAATAGTACCACCACTAAGGCCTCCACTTCCCATAGTAACAGGAAAGGGGTTGTCAGAATTAACAACAAGACCATTCTTATTAGCAATCATCATTACTTCATACAAATCATTATTTGTAGGATTAAAGAAATCGTATCGTTTTTGACTGAACTGTGCCATTTATGCTCCAGCCTCCACTTTTACATATACTGAAGAATCAGAGGTTTTAGATCCGGCCAGATTAACTAGATAAGAAATAAACTGATCCCGTTTTGTTTTAGTTGCTTGATCCACTGCATAGATTATTTCTGTAGCACCCAAGTTAGCATGAATCCGATCAACACTTTGTTTTTTTAGTTCCTCCCAAAACGGCTCCCAGGCTATATCCGAATGAATTGAATGTGCTTTTTCCCAAAGCGCTTTTGCCGAAGTTTCATTCTTTCCACCTAGCATTGCTCGCGAAGCAGTTTTAAGCTGATCGTTAGTTTTTAATGTTACACCTAAATACTCCTTCGCAGCGTATTCAATTGAACCATATCCACTACGTCCACCTCTTGCGCCAGTTCCTTGAATCTCTACGTTTAGTGGACCTAAATTAGTAGGGGCTCTAACATCCATTTTCTTTTGACGATCAAAGAATATATATCCGCCTTTTGATGACCAGAATGTAGCGTTTCTAGTAGAGGCTTTAAGAATAGAATGATCATAGGTATGTTTACCAAGCTCCACGCCATCCAAATTATAATCGGTTAACTTTGCTTTGGTAGTAAGTTTATTAATCTGCTTTAGAGAAATACCAACAATGTCCCGATCTATGAAAGCCTGCTTAATTGTAGAATTAAGATTCTGTACACTAGTAGCATCCAATTTAGTAGATAGATTAATGGTTTTCTTAATCGCCCATATATCTCCAGGGTTCCATTTATCGCCTGCCAACTGGGGTTTCCCATCCGCCCTAAAAGCTTTCGTTTTCATTTTATAGATTTCATTCATTTTAGTAGAGCCTCTATGGAAAGTGTGATCCTTCCCCACATATTTTTTATCAATCAATGCCTTGCCTGATACGTATGCAGATATGTGCCAACCTTCTGCAGCGCTCATCATATCTTCAAATGTACGATCGGTATCGATAACTGTAGAATATTTCTTCAGGACTTCAGGAGTAAAATGTGAAAATTCCTTCTTTACCCCTTCACCTATCAGTGCAGCAAGATATAAACACTGAAGGGCTTCTCCGTTAGCGGTAACACCTGTCGCACCAGCTCCTTGTCCTGCGCCTCCGAATATCGGCGCTTTACCCAGTGTGTTAGAAAGTATGTTAGATTTATCAGCAAGGGTAAGAATGAAATATTGATCTTTGCTAGATTTAAAGTTTTCAATAGCATCTAAATTTGATTTAGTGTTAGGTATAGAAACATCCTTACCATTTACATCTGGGATTGCGCTTCCATCTTTTATAGCTTGTGCTAAAATGTCCAATCGCACGTCAGTGGTACGCGCCTTTATTTTTAGCCACTGAGCACGTGTCATAGGTGCATACATACTACGTCTTTCCGTTAAAAAATCTCTGAATCGAAGCATTACCGTTACTTGTTTTTAACTGTATTTATGTATTTATAAGACACAAAAAACCCGGGGAAAGACCCGGGTTTTGAATTACCGATCGTAAACGTATATGTCTGCTTTTTCAGCGAAGGAAAGGGGAAGGGATACATTGTAACGACGATTACCCATTCTATGGCCCCGACCTTGAAGCTTTACATACTGACGTCTTGAACTACCTTTAGACTTTTGGAATTCATTGGATTCTTTTACAGTCTTACGAATTGCCTTGATCCAAGCTTGGTCATCGGGGTCTTTCAGATCTACAGTTGCGATATAAGAGTTTGTGCGGTCAGACTTAATAATCATAGAGGTATCTCCTTATTGATAATACTACTCTACCGCTTTTCAAATCGATTGTAAACCCCCTTTTTTAAAATTTATAAAGATATTTTGCTATATGCCCAACAAATGGTAGAAGCATCAATGCCATTATTAAATTCATTCCAGTATGTGCCATAGCTATTCGAAGGGTATCACCTCTAGGCCATCCGTCTGAAACAAAAAAGCCAGCTAGCCATATCGTACCCGTGGTACCAATATTAGCCCCTAGAACTGCTGCAACTGCAGCTGGAAGAGGTAAAGCCCCAGATGCAACTAATGCAATAATAGCTGTAGTTGAAAGAGAGGAGGATTGCCACAAAAGAGTCATGACTATTCCGCCGACGAACATATAAATTGGATTACCTAAAAAGAACTGAAGGTGGTCCATATTACCCATCGACTTCATACCTCCCGAGAATGTTTTGAGGCCAATATAAAAAATCACCAACCCTACAAGGGCGGTGATTACAGGATTTCCTAGGTCCATTTTTTTTACCTTTTTCCAGAGTTTAGTAGTTGACATATCATCATCCTTAATATTAAAAGACGATTTATTTATACCCCTAGAATACGAGCCGCCTCCCTTTTATTATCATGTGGTAAGGACTTACCAGCCATAAGGTGTTCTACAATTTGATGGAAGTAAAAGGCGGCATCCTCCTGACCGTCAGCATCTAAGACCTCTGCGCAATCTTTGAAAAACATTTTTAGTTTCATATCCGCAGACCGTCACCTAATGCTGCCTTATGTGTTTTACCCCGCCGTTGATTCATACCATCCTCCTCTTGCAAGCATCTCTTTGAATTTAACCACAGCGTCTGCATCCAAGGTTATCTTAGATGCAGGAACGCCATCGTCTTTACTATACTGCCTTAAGGTTGTTCCGTAAACCCCCTCAGACAAATAGTATACGTGAACATGGTTATCGTGCACGTACTTGGTCATGGTTAAGCAGCATTCCGATATTCGAGAATGATATCTGCAAAATCGACACCACGTTTAATTTTAAGACGTTTTGCGCCTTTTTTGGCTAAATTTTTATTTTGTTTCATTTTATTTGTGTCCGTAATCTTGGGACAGAATCTAAACCCTTGAATATCAAAGTGATTAGCGAAATCATTAAAGGTTGCAAAGGTTAGATTATTATTAATAGATTCTTGGTAGAACTTTTCATAGTTATCCCAAGTAAATCTATTAGTCGGAAGGCTTTCAGCAAGTAAATCGTTCTCGCGGTCGTTATTTACTGGTTGAACGAAATTTCCGCCGCTGACGTAATCAGCAGTGTCGGTATAAAGATACATCTCATCCCCATGTTCAATCTCAATATTGTGTTTATCTACTAGTAGCCAATCATAGTCACCGTTATCATCAGCGATGATCTGACATACATACGTCTCTGACATGGGCTGATAACGCATCACGTCCAGTGCAAGATCGCCATACTTTTGACTTTTAAGCATAATTTCCGTAATTTCCATAATGTATCTCCTTAGATTAAGCGGCAGTCGCCAGTTCGACTGCCTTGTTTGCTGCAACAACCTTACGTGCTGCGTTTTGACCAAACCACTGAGAGTGGAGGCGGTTATCTTTGTTCCGACCTTGTACGTGATCGGTAACAAAGGTTACTGAGTTGAAGGCCTGCCACCAAGTACCTTGTGCAAATTCTGCACCTGGCTGGGTATCAAGAACATCAAAGCAGAGTTTAGCATTGCGAGAAAGATCCTCGTAAGCTTTAACTTCTTTTGGCATTTCTGTGCGAGAAGTATTTGGGAATACTGAATTATAGTATTCGATAAGTGACTCGGCAGAGGTTTTACGTGAACCAAGGAACTGAGCCATTTCTTTGTACTTAGCAAATTTCTCGTGAGCGATGCCAAGTGTTTCTTTTACCATATCTGGATTAAACTCAGTACGGTGAGAAAGACGTACACTATTTTTAGATTCGGCTTCCAGTGACATAGTCAATGTATTGTTGCAAACCACACGGATTGGTGTGAAGCGAACATCGATTGATTTGCCATACTTATGGGGGTTACTAAAGAGCAAGTAAGAATCGATAGTATCCTCGCCGAATACGTCGAATGATTCCTTGACCTTTGCCAGTGCCCAAACATATTCACCATCACGTAATGAACCTGCTGTGTGCATTTCCATATCACCAGCAAGAACAAATTCTGAAAAGAATTCGAAGGCGGTTTCGTTTTGGACTGGGTTCCAGTTTTCACCGATGTTGGTGAGGATGCGACCGTCTGAACCACGGATAAGTGATTTTTGACCGGTGGGCATTTTTTCGCCATTGAATTCTACGAATGACTCGACTGCGTGAACTTCCCAATCCACTCCAGCTTTTTTCATCATTTGAATTGGTGTAAGATCGTTAGAGACCTTTTCACCAAGACCGTGCCAAGGTAGTTCGCCAGCGTATGCCATAGTTTCAACCATATGTGCCATAATATATTCTCCTATTTGATAGATACTATCTTGTCGTATTTCGATTCATTTGTAAACCCCCTAATTCAAATAATTACGACATTTTTTTAATTTATTTGAAATAAATTTAGGGTCGTTTATTTGACGGTTGAGGGGCGATGGATGGGGTAAGGTAAAGTGATCCACACCAAGTTTAGTTAGTACCTTAGAGACTAAACCACCTAATGCTATTACTTTATCGTGCCCGCTTACGCACGCGAGTACGTGCTCGCGGTCGAGGGTGCGCTTGTCCCAGTGTGGATCGTGGGATAGATTGGTAAAGGCTACAATGCCCACATCTAATTCATCAATCCAATCCTGTAGACGATACCAGGCACAGCCTTTACGGTACTGTGCCTTAGTAGGATTTATTCCAATGATTATACTAGGCATTGTACTTGTAGTGGCCTTTAAATGCCGAACCAATAACTCCATCTCCAGATCCGGCTAGTTCTAACATCCAAAGTATCCGAGACACCTCGGCTGAATTAGGGGCTTCGTTGATGTCTTTAGTCAAGCGGAACATTTTAGTCCTCTTGACCTTAAGCTGTTTTAAATACTCTAATCCAAGCTCTTTTGCTTCTGCCAGAGGAAGATTTTCAATACCACGAATATTCATATTACCACTCCTTATAGTAACCCATCTCTTCATTATAGTCATACCCAGCGCGATAAGCTTCAAGTTCATCTGCGCTCATTTCACCTTCATCTACCCGATTACTTTGATAAGTTGCGCTGCAAAAAAAGTGAGGATTAAACCCACGACGATAATACGAATCAGCAGATCCGCGATCCCAAGGACCTCCATGGCGGTCATCGTATTTTTTTCCATTATATGTAACTCCCATTATACCATTTCCTCGTATTCTACTACGGCTTCGATTTCTTTGATAAGTTTCTTACCATAAGGGGTGAATAGGATACCTTGTTCCCAAACAAAATGTTCTACGTCTTGAATGTGGTAGAACTTTTCAGGACCAATAATCCATCTGATAGCAGTGAGGCGATCGATAGCACCAAGACCCATTACGTCTTTGATCCGAGCCTCGAACTTTTCGATACACTCTTTTTCGAAGAGCTTTTCAGCTTTAGTATTCTCTTCGAGTTGGTAGCAAAGTTCGTCCCACATCTGCTGTTTAACTTCGTCGCATTCGTGATAGAAACTAGAAAGGTGACCGCCGTCTCTGGCGGGGTCACGAGTTCCATAAACATCTTTTACGAGGTCTGAGAAAACATCATTCGAACCGAAAGTGTACATTGTATTATCTCCTTTGATAATACTAATATAATGTATTTCAGTTCAAATGTAAATCCCCTCCCCCCTGACTTTTTTCATTTTTTTCGAATTTTTTTATTCTTTTTTCCAGATAGTCCAAGCACCATAGGCAATAGCTATTCCTGCGGCTATCTTAGCGAGTGGGGCTAGAAACAAAGTCATAAGACCTAAAGCTACCAAGGCAGCCCCATCCCATGAGGTTCTTTCCTTCATTCTACTTTTTACCCAATCCATTTTCGATTTCCTCCAATCGTTTTTCTATGCTGTCTATTTTACTGGTTACCTTGGGATAGCGTTTACGCCAGGCATCAGGATCATCCTGTAACCAGTCCCAACCAAACCTATCCACAAGATAATCCAATAGCTTGTCAAATTTAGACATAAGCCATAAAGCAGCGGGGGTATTTCTAAACCATGCCAAAAATGCTGCACCCACTAGAGATCCAGCAATGGCTGTATAGATCCATAATGTGTCACCGAACATTCTTGATAGCACTTCCATTAGATTCCTCCGTATGTACTCATAATAGCTGGACCAAACAAACTCATGACCCACATAAGAACTGCGATACTGAATATACCAATCAGTAGCCATTTCATTTTAAAGTCATCCACCTTCATTTGTAGTCCGAGCACTTCGTTCCCTAAAATTCGGATTGCAAGCTCAAACTTACCTTCCGGATGATCCACCGCTTCGATCATTTTTTGTTTTTCTTCAGCCATTTTCTTTCTCCAAATATTTGATATAATTCGACATGCCATGATCTCTCGCTCCATCGAAAGGTTGTCTTTTTTTCCATGCTGCCATACGACCACGCCAACCGTCTTTAAATCTTTGCCAACTTGTCATCTTCCTAATGTTTCCATAGAAGTTTATATAGCGCAACTCCCCATGATGTCTATATCCCATCCATTTAAACGGAACCTTAGGAACTATATCATTGTTATTTACATGTCTATAATGTGGGGCTTTAATTGATTTCACCCATTCAGCATTTCCTGCTCTTGGTGAGCCGTATGTGTATAGACCAGTAACTTTATCACCCAACCTGCTTGCTGCGATAGTAGCCATTGCACCACCCAGAGAATGACCACAGATATACAAATGGTAACACTTCTGGGCTTCCATGACCTCTAGAATGTTGTGCCAAATTTTATTAACTTCTTCTTGGAATCCATTGTGGACTTTACCATGGCCATTGTGTGCTGCATCAGGCCAAGCATTTAGATCTGCTTTAACATCAGAAAATTCATCTGGCTCTGTGCCTCTAAAACATATAGCCATTTCCTTATCGTCCCAAATTACATGACACTGCGCACCTTTCACTTCGATGAACTTGTGACCTTTCCATCCCATTTTCTTATAAAGCTTTTTGGCTTCTTTCCCATCCAAATAAGCAATGCCGGCCAACTGCGACATTTCATAACATCTCTCAATAGACATAATACCTCCTAGTCATTAAGTGGATTGTCTAAAGCCTCTTCAATTGTTTTCTTGATTTCGGTTTCAAGATCATCCATTTTAAATTCTAGATCAGCGGTCGTCTCTTTCATAACGTCACGTGTATCTTTTTCAGATTCTCTCATAGTCATTTCCACCTCCCTTAAGGTAGCGGAAGTTTCTGATCTAATTTCGCCCATAGTATCTCTGATCTTTTCAAGCTCTAGTTTTAGGTTGTTCGACATTACCTCTAGTTCGTCTTGAGCTTCTTTTAGATCAGCCGCGGCTTCAGCCAATTGTTGTTTTGTTTTATTCTCAAATTTATCTATAGTATTTTCGGTCTTAATTTCAAATGATTCGATTGAATCCTTTGTCTTATCAACTGATTCATCTACCTTAGCATCTAAACGATCAAGGGTACCTTCCATCTTCAGCAGGTCGTCCTTTAGATCGTTTTTAATATCTCTGGTATACGTTATTGCTTCATCAATCCGTAGCATAGACTCATCTAGCTTTTGTATCACTAAAGCATTCTCTGCAGCTATAGCATCGATGTCAATCTCTTGTATAATCTCTTTCATATCCATGTAGTCTTTGTAGAACTCAAAGCCGGCCCAAGCTGCACCGCCTAACGTGGATAATGCCGTCAGAACGGCAAACATTTTTCCGCCCCTGAATGTTGTGCCAGCAAATTCAAATTCTGCCATTTATCTTTCTCCTAATGGTATTTCTATTCCTGCTACTATACCCTTTAACTTATAATCTTCTATCCCCGGCATAGCAAAAAAGTTACCAGCTTTAAATCTAGCCATTGGAACTATGTGGGCTGAAGTGTATCCCGTCATAAATCCCAATTCAATGTTATCATTTAGATCCCAACTTAAATAATTACCTATTTTCTTTTCACTATTTACAAGTAATCCGTAATTATAACGACCTCGCTCACATGTGGCATATGGATGAATCATATTATAGCCGTCATCCATATTCAAATGGAGTGACAGCGCCAACCCTAAAAGACAGTTCATCTATTGTCGTATTGCATCCTTACTAGTGCGTTATGTTTTTCGTCACTTGCCCCGTTAAAGAATCTTGAATTTGGGTTATCATGATTTTTTTGGTTTGGGTAAATCTCCTTTGGTTTATAAAAATCTGCGTCAGCCATTTGAAGTTGTTGGTATTGGCTGAATAATGGGTTATATCCTAAAAGTGCGGATCGTGCATCTTCATCATCACTGCCTTCAAATGCCTTTGCTACCAGCTCGGCTTCTTCCATAGTACTCATAGGTTCAGCAATTTCTTCTTTTGGTTCTGGTAGTTTAAGTTCGAATGTAGGAGATGTTACTTGACTTATAATATTATTTAAAATATCATTTGCGGTTTCTACATTTACATCATCCACAATTATTTCTAACTGCAAAACATTCTCTTCTAAATTTAAAGCTGCAAATTGTTGTTGTGAAACATTAGAAGCAATTGACTGTACGTTCT